CTTTGATTTTCTTGACTGATCTTAGACTCCCGTCTTCGCTGAAGGCTAACCATGGATCCACGCCACCGTACTGACTTAAGATCGCGTCGTACCGTTGGGCGCCGATCATTCGGCGGCGTGTCCGTACATCGGCCTTGTCCCACACCTCCTGGTAAGTTGGCAGGTCGGGGACAAGCTTGCCCGTGGCTGTTTCGTAAGCACTCCGCGCGGCATCCGACGTGAGCTCCGGCTCGGTCAGTACGGGCACATAGCTACAGCGGCAGTGGGGCGCGTCCGGCAACTCGGGAGCAGGCCGGCCCGCTTTGTCCCGGTACCGGCCGTTCGGCTGGCGGTAGTAGATTGTGCCATTGCGCGCCGCGTGTTCCGGTCGTGTGCGATCATCCATCACCGCCTGAATCATGATACCCTGTACCATATCTCCGAGCGCGTCTGTAGTGCGATCGAGATGATCACGCTCCAAGGCACGTCGCCCCTCGGTGCGAGCGATCCGACGGGCTTGCCAGGCGAGCGCCGAGGTCGTCGGGCGGATGCGCTTAGTCAGCTGCTCGACGTTCTCGCCGGCCATCAAGCCGGCCGTCAATTGTGACTGGATCTGTAGCTTGGCTACTGGTGCCCAAAGCCGCGATGACAGGCGGCCGAACAGTGGCACGGCGTGGGTCTGACGGGGCAGATCTATCCAAGTTTGCGTCAGTGTCCGTTCGTCAAGCGGCGGGAACACCATCTGGGCGATTCGCTGCCGGGCCTGTTCCGGGGTCAGTGGGGCCGCATCCCAAGCTGGTGTGCCCGGTGTGGCCGCCTCGAGATCGTTCGAGAGGGCGACCTCTTCAGTGACGGGTCGTGGCGGAGCGAGCCGGCCGAGCAGATCAGGCACGAGCGCAGCAGGTATGGAGTCGGCTAAGGCTTTGCGGTTCAGGTCACGGCCAGCTGACATCGCTACGGCTAGTGCTCGTAGGATCCGTTCGATCCGACGGCGCATCAAGGTATCGATGCGTGCGGCTCGTTCGGCCGGTGGTGACGCGCGCCAGGCCCGGACTAGTCCCGAGGCGAGCGTATCGAGTTCGGCGCGGATACTCGCATCGAGGCGGTCGAGCGTGTCATCGAGCGCGACTTGGCGGCGGTGATTAGCGGCCAGCCATCGGCGGGTCCAGGCCGAGTAGGCGTCGGGCATCGGGCAGCTCCTCTCGCAGGATCCTCACCGAGTGCGGCGCATCGAGCCCGAGCGTCACCTCAGTCTGGCCGCGACGCCCCAGGCCTATTCGCAGGACGCGGACGCGGACGAGTGTTCCGTCGGGGAGCGCGAGCACCAGGCCTGTTTCAGCGGTTCGGGTGAGTATGAGCATTACGACCCCACTGGTGGTATCATTCCGGATGGTGTATCGGTTGGGACAGGACCGCCTTCGGCCTCGATGCGATCACGTTCGATGGACCAATCGTAACCGTGGCGGGCTGCGATTGTCTCGCGACTGACTACACCCATCGAGAGTAGCAGCTGGTCAGCTTGCGCCTCCATCAGGCGGTTGCGGCTCTGGACGATGGGCGCTTCGGCCTCGACGCGAATAGCATCGGTGAGCCCGCGTGGTAGTCGGCCTGTTCGTTCGGCGATCTGCAGCACTCGACGGAGAATCTCCACGTCGTACCAGATCATCTCCGACTGGAGCCGTTCGAACATCTTCACGGCCGGCCCTTCAGCCACAAGCGTACTGCTGTAGTTTGCGTTGCTGGCATCTCCCGAAAGCATGTACTCGGGCAAGCATAGTCGAGCGGCGACTGCTCGTAGCTCGGCCTGGACCGCGGCGACATAGTTAGCTACGTCGATGCGATTTGCCGGGGCGTCCCATTCTTCGCCGGGGGCCAGGTGCATGATGGCGCCGGGCGGGAGATGCTGGTATGTCCGACCCTCGTCGTCCTTACCGGTGCCGGGGTCACCAGGTTGCGCCCACGGTGTGATCGTACCGCCGATCTGACGGCGGATGATTGCCGCTACGCTGGCTTGGATGCTAGCCACTGTGGACATGGCGCGTAGGATCTGCCAGGAGCGTCGTAGTGACTCACGACAGGGCCAGAGCACCGGTAGGCCACGGGGGGCGAGTCGGTCTACATTGGCCTTGCGGTGCTGTATTTCGTCCGCGGGCGTAAGTGTCGATGCACCGGGACTGACAAAGCCGAAACCACTATCGGTAGGGCGCGTGACCCAATACCCGGTGATTGTCTCGGCGTCGTGTGGGTCTACCTGCACGCCGTAGGCATCATGCGCCGATGCCCCCAGCGGCCCGATGACATGCTCCGGATCGACAAACCGCACAGCTAGACGATCGCCGAGGTCGAAGACCCGCAGGAATACTTCGCCGTCACGATCGAGGCGGTATTGGATTTCGCGTTGCCGGATCATCCAGCGGTCAGCATCCATCCAGCGGTGTAGCTCATCGAGGGCACGAGTCAAATCGGCCTGGTCGATGCTCAGATCGGCACGTGGTACGACCCGATAGGTATGACCAGTGCCGACGATGTAGGATGTGCGGACTTCGAGCGCGGCGGCGGCGAAGGGGTGATGCAGTGAATACCACCGCATCATATCGCGAATCTGTCGGTGCTGTTCCGGGTTGTGGTATGGGTAGCCGTCGATTCGGGACGGCGGCTGCGCAAACGTAAACCAGGGCGGGTCGCCGTCAACGGCGAGCATGCGGTTGAGCGACTCGATCAGCTGGGTGGTGAGTGCGTCGGCCACTGGTCATGACCCATGCGTCATGCCTCCCGCTGTTGTGATGCTACGCCCCGTCCCGATCGGGCGTAGCTCATAGTATTCGTCAGCCCGTCATCAGCCGTAGCGCCATCTCGAGGGCATCGGGCCCGTCGTCGTGGTCACTCATCGGCCAGTCGCGCAGTTGTCTGTATAGTAGCCGACCGCCCGGTGTATCCGCAATGCGCAGCTCACGTCGCACGATTGACGGGCCGAGCCGACGGATGCGTAGCTCCTTCGCGCCGTCCGCCTTGACGCCGTAGATCGGCCACGGCACGCGGCGATTTCGCGTCAGCTCGCCGATCAGCACCTGCTGGAAGGCGACCGCCTCGATGCCGATCGCGTGCGGTTTCCAGCGGTCGGCCATGACCAGCGTATCGGCGATGATCGCATGCGGCGGGCGGCGTGCGAGGTCGGCCTCAGCCCAGAGTAGACCATCGCACCAGCCCAGCGCGACGATCGCCGAGTAGTCGCCACTGTCAGGCTTCGCCCCGAGCGACGGATCGACCGCGATGACACGGCGGGTCATGCGCTCGAGCGGTAGCGATGATGCTGGTACCAGTATCCAGTCGCCCCATAGATCCGCTGGCCATTCGACGCCTTCGGGATCGCACCATTCGGCCTCAAGTTCCTGCCGTGCCCAGACACCGACCAAATCCGCGTAGAGTTGCCCCCGCACCGTAGCCGACAACAGCGGATTATCGCTTGTGGCGGCGCGAATGACTTGGGCGCCCGTCGCCTGTGGCCCGAACATCCGGTAGGTCCAGTGGCCTGTACCTTTGGGCGTGGTGGTCACGGCTAGCCAGGGTGATGCGCCTAGTCGCAGTGTCGGGAGTAGCACTTGCAGCGCGTCCTCGTCGATCTGGGCGGCCTCGTCGAGCCAGACGCCGTGCAGGTTGAGACCGCGCAATCGGTCGGGTCGGTCAGCGGAGCGGAAGCGGATTTCGGATCGACCGGGAATCGTCATGAGCATTTTGCCGGGTGACTCGACGACATCCAGCCGCATGAGTTGCGCTACAGATCGGACGGCTGGCCAGTCGATATCCTCGAGCATGGTATAGGTTGGGGCGACGACAGCGTACTGGCCCGGATCGCGGGCGGCGCAGAGCAGCAATCGATACGCGCCCGCCCAAGTCTTGCCCGCGCCACGGCCGGCGATCAGTGCGACGCGTCGCGCGTCACTCAGTGCGTACATCTGCTGATGCGCCAGGAGCGGGATTTCGATCCGGTGTGTCTGTTGTTGCCGTCGTGGTAATGACACGGTGGACATACTCGATTACGGCTCCACTCTGGCCAGTGGGCAGCGGTACGTCGCGCTGACCGAGGTACTGCTTACCCAAAAAGATCGCCATAGTGGGGGACTTTTCGGCCAAGGTCCATTGGATTTTATGCAGCCGGCCTCGCATTTGAGCGCGGCCTGCCTCCAGATCGTCTGCACACCGTCGCTCCAGTGTGCGACGACTAATCCGCACAGTGATCGCGATATCCTCATGCGACAAGCCAAGGCTGGCGAGATGTCGCACAATCCGGCGAGTCTCATCAGTGATCGATGCGCGCGGTCGCATGTCATTATCTTAGCGTGGGTCGGCATCTAATAGTCGATTGGCCAACGATTGTTCTTTTTGCACACTTCGGGGGCAAATCCTCAAGCGCAGTACTCATATGTTGCGACAGCTCGACCGATAGAAGAGGAGCTGTTTAAACTCTTAATACTGTGCGGTTTCCCCGTTTTGCTAACACTCACCAGTCGCCATGAGGATGACTTCTGGCAATGATTTAATATAGACGGGTGGCTTGCCGTAATATGCATAACGCTATTAGATCTTTTGTGATACATCTCCGCGATACAATCCATGACTCTTGAGCCGATACCGATGCCTTGATAATCCGGCAGCGTCACAATTCGACTGATCCGGTAGATTCTGCGATTTTCTGTTTGAAGCGAGCGTTTCTTAGAGCCGTAGCAATAGAGCACTGCTACAAAGCATACTGGCTGTTCACCCCAGAGGGCAACATAACATGATGCCCCCGACGATAACTTGTTGGTCAAATAATGATGCGAGCTAAACATTCTCCAGAGATGTTGTTTTGCACGGTGGATTTCCAATGTGATTGAGGGTCGCTGAAGACACCCTCGGGTGAATTCACGCGTTGCCATGTCCAGCACCCAATCTGGTTCCAACCATTCGAGGATGTCGTAGTGGCAAGTGACGGCTACAAATTTTCGCTGAATGCGCCCACTTCGAATTGATTTAGCGACCGCAGCCGACCCGATTTTGGCGACTGTGCGGTCAACAACGCTCGTAAACTCGTCAAACACAACAACGGGTTTAGTTGTGTCGGCGAGGGCATAGGCGAGGTCGCAGCGGAACTGTTCACCATTGCTCAGAACGGAATAAGGCTTCACCCAACTTGGTGGGGAGCTGAGCCCAACCGCCGTTAATATGCTTGTGATGTCTTTGATGGATAGATCGCTTGGGAAATGATCAATGAGAGCACGATCGGTTGGCCAGGGCGGGTTGTGGGTGTATTCGTCTGGCCACAAATGGCGGGCCACTGTTGTTTTCCCGCTGCCGGATGGCCCGACAATCACACCAATCTTCCAGTCAAAACTGGTGAGGTCGGGGATCTTCAACTCCCAGTTTTGTGTGAGGCGTTGGGCGAGAGGAACGTCAAACATCCCCGCGATCTGGGCAACGCGAAAGGAATCGTATAGTGGGCAACTCTTGGTGATCTTAACTTGCATGCGAATCTCACAAAATTAAGGTACGACAACGATATCCTTCGGCGGTTAGTCTCTCGTATAGTTTTCGCTGGTCACTTTCGTCGGCACACTCGATAATGACTTGCCAGAGGGATTGAAGCCCGCGGTTCGTTTGTTCGGCGGCAGTCTCTTCTTTATCTTTCTCGAGCAACAATTCCAACATGTCGCTATTGAAACCAAGCAACTGAAGGTCAAAGTCTTCCTCTTTGAGCGTTGCAAGTTCGACCGATAACAGATCGTAGTCCCAGGTCGCCAGCGACGCAGTTTGGTTGTCGGCGATTCGATACGCCTTGATCTGCTCCGGTGTCAGATCTTTGACGACATGGACCGGCACTTTCTCCAGACCGAGTTTCAGCGCGGCCTTGTAGCGTGTGTGCCCGACGATGATAACACCATCACCATCGACGACGATCGGCTGGCGGAACCCGAACTCGCGGATCGAGGCTGCCACCGCGTCTACGGTGCTATCGTTCTGGCGCGGGTTATTGGGGTAGGGCTTGATTTCGGACAGTTTGCGCAGCTCGATCTTCACGCTTGGTTCTCCTGGTCCTCCATGTGGCGTATTGCGTTTTCCTGCCACGGGTTCGGGTCGCTGTAACCGACTGGCCGGTGTCGCTCACGGCGACAACTTTCGCCGAGTAACATCCGTCGCTTGCGGTCGCAGCCGGGGCAGAGTTGCCCCTGGCTAAAACAACGACAATTACACCATGGGCATGGTAGCGGTGCTGTATCAGTGCGTTTTTTTTTTCTCATACATGCGTCGCACCTTGCTGTAATTATATCACGCGGCGGCGCGGGTGCTCATGCTACAAAGCATGAGCACCCATAAAAGCCTAGTCCAGATACTGGGCCAGGCTGGGGGCGAACCGCCTGACGCGAGCAATGGCAGTGGTCAGTACGCAGTGGACGTTAGCCCGGCTGCAGCCACGCCGGGCAGCGATATCGGGCAAAGTCATCCCGTTCAGGTATCGCATGCGGAGCACCTCGAGTTGCTTGGTGGTCAGTATGCGGGCGAGAATGCCCCAGATATCTGCTGCATCATTGCTAGTCAGTTGCTCTACACGAGAGTGGCATTCATCAGATCCAGCATCCAGATCGACGACGCTTGGCCCACCGCGACCGTACAGGTTCGGTGGCACATGCACGCCGCGTCTTCGTTGGTAGTGCTTCCAGCGGCGTGCGTAGTGATGGGCCAGACGGTAGGCATATGTACCGAACTGGACGCCACGGGTGGGATCATACCGCCGGGCGGCCCGCACGAACTGCAGACGCACCTCCGCGGCACAATCTTCGAGATCATCGGGGCTAGCATCGGCCCCCATCACCCGCCTGGCAATCCACCAGGTCATCGGCTCGTATTGGGTGAGCAACTCGTTCACCTGTTGGCTGGTGAGGGTCATTTCGGCTCCTCCGTCATGCCGCCTAAACGGACGACCCGGGTCAGCGCGTCAGAAGCCACTGGGTACTGCATACGGATGAGGGTAGGATCGTCTGCCCAGTTCGATCCGTCGTCGTCTTCGGTGCAGAGGATGACTCGTAGTCGGACCTGCCCCGCCAAGGCCCGGGCGATGGCCCTCGCCTCGAACCGGCCCATCTGATCGCTCACGACAGCCCCACGGAGCCGCCCGCTCGCCTTGGTCGCGATCGTTGCGGCTGCCCAGACAGTCTCGGCCGTCTCAATCTCCCAGCCAGGGAGTCGCGATCGGAGTTGCTCGGCCATAGCAGAGTCACCAGCCACCAGGAGCAGCGGCAGCCCTAACTCCTGTGGTATTGGGATGTTGTGCCGCCGCAGGAATTCCAGCAACGCTTCCCGAGTCACGCGACGATCTGTCGAATGTGGCAGCCGATAGCCGGGCAGGTAGCCCGAGTCAACCCACTTGGAGACTGTGCGTGGGCAACTGTTCAGTAGTTTGGCGATTTGCCCGGTTGACAGTACGTTCCAGCTTTTCATGATCCCTCCAGAACTCTGTGTGTGGTGTAGTGTATGTGTGTATACACACACCACACACAACACAACCAGTCACCCGATGGGTGACCCAACCTACCACACCAGGCACCGCGCCAAGGTGGTATATGGCCTCCATTTTGCATTAATTGCGTTATAGGGCACTTTCTCAGGCTAACCTGAGTCATAACACGTTTTGGGAAAGATCGGCCCGTATACGCGATTTAATGCAAAATCGGGTATACTCTAATATTCTTACTATCATTTCTCTCTCATTTCTGTGTGTGGTGTGTGGTGTGTGTGTGTGTATACACACACACCACACACCACACACCACACAGAGAATCATTCGTCGTTATCATCTACTTTTGATTGTTTGAAGTTCGCATAGGTGGACGGGCGGTTGCGCCCACTTGTCCAGCGATGGATCAGGCCCAGGCCTTCCGCCCGGCGCAGTAGTTGTCCGGCTTTCCAGTCGGAGAGCCCGGCCGTGTTCGCCTCAGCCAGGATCGCGTCACGTGTCTTGGGCGTGTCCGACACGAACGCCGCCGCGAACTGCTCCGCGTCCCAAGTCGGTTCACTTGCTTTGGTTTCGTCCGTTTCCGGCTTCGGTTTGCGCCTTGACCGTTCGAGTCGCAGATCGGCCGGGTCAATGTCGTCAGCCGGCGACCACACCGGGAAGGACCAGCGCAGGCACCTTGGCAACACCGGCGGCCAGGAGCGCACGGCCGCCTCCAACACCGCCACGCCATCTTCTTTGTGTGGGCGAAGAATCAGGTGCGTGTCGGTCGCTCGGCTTTGACTGCCGGCGCCTGCCCCTACGTCGGTGACCGACTTGCCAGCCTGACTCCCTTTCGTGGTGTGGTGGATCAACACGAAGCAGCAGCCCAAGAGGTCGGCGTAGCGGTCGATGGCGTTGTAAACGTTCGCCATCGTGCCGTTGTCGTTCTCGTCCATCTCCTTGGGCATGAAACGATACATGGCATCGAGGATGATCACCCGGAATCGCCCCGGCTCCAGTGAGCGAAAATATGCCCCCAGCGAGAAGATGTCCTGCCAGTGCCCGCGCAGGTTCTGCACGAAGACGCGCTGGCCAACCTCGTCGAGCCCGATCTGCCGCGCCGCCGCGACCTTGGGAATGCGGTTCGCCGAAGTCTCACCATGCAACTCGTTGTCGATGATGAGCACATTCCCCGGATCGGTCTCGAAGGTGTCAAGCCAGGGGCGACCGGTAGCAATGGATAGCGCTAAGTCGATGACCAGCCAGGACTTACCGATCTTGGGGGCAGATATGACGTTCATCGTCTCGCCTTGGCGCAGCAAGCCGTGGATCACCGGCCGGCGCAGGTCAGGATAGCGCGCCACCAGGTCGGCTAAACTGACCGGGGCCAACTGCTGCGGCGCCTGCCCCCGCATCAATTGGTCCCAGTGCCCCTCGACAAGGGCCACCGACACTTCGTCCGGTGCGTACCTAGCAACGCTTGTGGCAACCCCTTCAACTTCTCGCTCGTCGAGCGGTGGTCGGCACCGGTCCTTGTTAACCTGATGCAGGGCGGCCGCAATCTCTCTCTGTGTCATCCCGCGGCGGCGCATAGCTCCCGCCAGTCGGGTCAGGGTTTTATTTCGTCGGCCTTGCGGGATTATGTTTGGTTCGTCGGGAGCGGTGGCGGGACACGTCGGGGCCGGCGTACTAGTCAAGGCATCGAGTTCCTGAACCAACCAGGATGGCGGCTCGGGCAATCGTTCCAGCGGATCGTCGAGTCCCAGTTCCGGCGCCCAGCGATACGAACCGTCTTCGGTCACCGACGGTGCGACTACGAAGTAGCCACCATCAGCGCGAATATCAACCTTCGGGGCAAGCTGACTCTCGGAGCAACGCCAGTTCTTGCCCGTCGGTTGTCGGAACAGGTAGTGCCGGCCGCCGCGCGGCGTCATGGCAACAGCACCGGCCCCGGCCAGGTCGGCGGCTCGCTCGGGGTCACCCGGCCAGGGGTTGTTCGCGCCGTCAATGTCAACGACTAGCAAGCCCTCGGTTGGGATGCCGATATTTGCTCGCGGATGCTGCGCCCACCAGCGCTCGATCTGCTCCTGATCCGTGGTCGCGTCCTTGAAGCCGTGATCGGTCAGCGGTGCTTTGCCGCCGGGCACGCACGGGAAGACGCGGTAGCCAAGCTCGGCGTAGTGAAGCGCGGCGGACAGCAGATCGTTTGATGTCACCATGGGATCTGGTCCTCCGTGTTCGTCTGACTTGCCACGTTGTAGCCGAACGGGAAGTCGAGCGCGTCCGCCGGCAGGCCCTGGCTACCCAGTTCCAGCGGCGGGATGTCGCCCAGATCGTAACCGATGATACGGTCATACTTTTCGCCGCTCACCGACCGCACCGTGATCGACTTGGTGGCCGCCAACCCGCCAGCGTTAGCGATCGTGACCGCCTCGGCCGCCGTCTTCGGCACTGGATGGTGCGACCGCTGCTTCCACCACGCCACAGCCTTTTGCCGTGCGTAACCGCTATGCTCGAAACAGATCCACTCCGACTTCCAGGTGTGCCAGCCGATCTTGTAATCGACTCGTAGTGACTTCGGCGCGTCGGGCGGTGCCCCCTGCTTGGTATGAACGCCATAGTACACGTCCAGCACAGCGTACTGTGTGATCGTGGCCTCGCTCGATAGGATACTCGCGTCGCTCGCGTTCGCGTCGTGCTTGCTCCGCTCCGATGGCGGGAACTCGTACCCGCAACTCGGGCACCTGGCATACCCAGCCGCGATCAGACACAGACACTCGGGGCACTCCTTGGCCGGTGCTACCCCATCGCTACCGTTGGTGCGCCCCTTGACCCGAATCTGATCGACCGGGCCGTGGCGCAATACGTTGCCGCCGAAGTCGAGCACGAGGCAGTTCACCTTCGACGGGTGCAGGCGAAAGCCGCGGCCGACCATCTGGTAGTACAGCCCCGCCGAGAGCGTCGGGCGAAGCAGCACTACGCAGTCGATGTTCGGCGCGTCGAAGCCGGTTGTCAGGACGTTGACGTTGGCTAGGTACTTCACCCCCCCGGTCTTGAACCGGGCCAGCGTTGCGTCCCGCTCGGCGGTCGGCGTCTCGCCGCTGACGAAGCCGCAGTCGATGTCGTGCTTCGCCTTCAGCACCGACACGATGTGTTCACCGTGCTTCACTCCGCTGGCAAAGATCAGCACAGCGTGGCGGTCGCGTGTCTGCTCGACGATTTCAGCACAGGCGGCCCGAACGAGGCCGTCCTGATCCATCAGAGCCTCGACTTCATCGGCGATGAATTCACCGCCTCTGACGTGTAACTCGCTGGTATCAGTCTTCGTGCGACCGGCCTTGGTGATGAGCGGGCACAGGTAGCCGCCGACGATCAGCTCGCGCACGCCAACTTCGTAGCAGATATGGTTGAGGACCCCGTCCGGCGTGCAGATCGAGCCGGTCTTCAGCCGGAACGGCGTGGCCGTGAAGCCGATGACCCGCAGGTTCGGGTTCACCGTCTTGGCATCGGCCAGGAATTGCCGGTACATGCCGTCACCTTCGGGCGGGATGAGGTGCGCCTCGTCTACGATCACCAGGTCGAACGCACCCAGCTCGCCGGCTCGCTGATATACCGACTGGATGCCAGCCACGATCACAGGATTGGTGGTGTCGCGGCGCCCCAGCCCCGCCGAGTAGACACCGAACGGCACTTCCGGGCAGACCGCCCGCAGCTTGTCGGCCGCCTGCTCGAGCAGCTCCTTGACATGGGCCAGGATGATCACGCGGCCCTGCCACAGCCCGACCGCGTCCCGGCAGATCGTAGCAATCACTGGCGTCTTGCCGCCGGCGGTCGGGATCACCACGCACGGGTTGTCGTCCCGCGTGCGTAGGTGGTCGTACACCGCCTCGACAGCTGCTTGCTGATAGTCTCGTAGGATCATCATGCCAGGATGCCCTCGTCTACCCCCGGTGATAACAGCTCCCCATTGTAGTGCGCGGCACCACGCTGCCGCTGCACCTCTGACTCACTCAGCCGCAGCTGGACATTGCTACGGCTGCATCGCCCACAGATACGATTACCCGGGCCGTCCGAATGGAAGATCTTGTTGCATTTGAGGCATTTTCGCGGGCCCGCCCCCCCGGGCACGTCTATAAGCTTTTTCGGCTCTTCCTTCGGCCGCTCCAAATCAGGATGCGGCACGAGCGGCGCGATGCGTACCCTCACCTGGCCACCAGCGACGCGATACCCCCGACGGATGTGTAGATCGTCAATCTGGCTATCGTCCGCATAAGCCCCGCCGTGCTGCAGCGCATCAAGCAAGGCCTTGAGCATGTTGTCGAGGTCACGCCGTCGCTTGTCCGGCGGATGTATATCGATGATGATCGCCAGTCGGCCTGCCATCGGCCGCACGCCACAGGCGGCTAGGGCCGATTGAACGGCCCGGCGAAATGCACGGCCGCCGCGACTCAGGACAGTACGATTGCCGACCCGCCGCCAGATATGATTGACCGACGGCGGAAATGGTAGTTCGAGTATCATGTGATGATTCCCTGTAGAGGTAGATTGTGCCCGGCTTGTTGTGAGCCGGGCACATGAAAAACGCCAAGCCGTGCCAGGCCACGCCCAACCCCGCCGGCCTGGCCCGGCTGAGCCGCTTGACGGCGGATAGGGGAGTATGACTTCGAGCATAGAGTCTCAACCCTGAGGGAATGACGGGAACGACTCAGGGTGTTCGCCGCCCGATCGCCAGACCAGAGTACCCGGGACTCGCAGCCCCAGATAGCTGCCGTTGAAGGCCTTGATGATCAACGCAAGCATGTCCCTCTGCGCAACCGATGTTCGGTTGCCGTGAAAATCATCGAGTCGCTTACGGAGACGCGCTTCCCAGGACTCCCGGGGAACGTCGATACCGGCACAGACCCGGCTTAGAAACTGCTGACCAGCCTCGGGGTTAATCTCGGTCAGGACATAGTCCAAAAACGCGACCATGCCCGGCGGAATCAACCGCGTACGGAATTCCGTCTGGGCACGTCTGACCGAGTCGATCAGACCCGGATACCGACGCACCCGCTCCAGGATCTCCTCGTTGGGGACAGGGGAGGGGCGGGACGTCAGGTGTAGCTGCCTATGCTCCTTGCGGGCGAGCCAGGTCAGTGCTGCGGCGATGGTGTGGGCATGATCGCGATAGTCCTCAGCCGTCGACAGTACATCCGCACCGGATCGCTTTTTCCCTTGATCCATCGTCACAAATGCTTCCGGGTCCACGCCGTAGATGACCAGGACCGGGACGGCCCGCCCAGACTGCGCGATCGCGGTCAAGCGGTGCTGGCCGTCGACTAGTACACCATTGCGGTCGAAGACGATGCATTCGCCGTTGAGGCGCCAGGCCCCGCGAACAATGGCCGCCCGCAATCGAGCCCAGGTACTCGTCAGCTTGCGATTGCGGGTGTTGCAAAGGCCGAGCACCTCGGCCGCCCAACCCGGGGTGGCAATCAGTAGCGCTATCCGGATATGCTCCAGATTACGACGCAGGTGGTCCTCGTAGACCGGATCGAGCGCGGCGAGATCGCCGACGAGTGGCACCGGCATAGCGTTTACAGGCGGTGCCGCCGGCGGAGTCTTTGAGCCTGCCGCAACAGCGCCGCCGCTGTCATTTCCAGGGAAGAAATCAGTTCCCATGGTCGTTCATCCTCTTCAGGGGTGGGGGTAAGTTTTTCGACTTTCTCGGTCAGTTCGTCGAGGGCCGCGGCGAGTTCTGCCCATCGAGCTTTTTTCCTTGGTTCTGCCGCGGACAAGATCCGTTGGACGAGACCATAGGAGCAACCCACAGCCTCCGCGATGGCCCTCAGACTCAGACCACGAGCGCGGAGCTCGTGGATTTTTCGATCTCGTTCTTCTCGATTTCGATTCGGACGCGCGGTACTCTTGGAATCCGCGCCGCTCAAGGGATGCATGTCAGACTCCATAATCACCGCTTCCACGGCGGTGTAGTCGGCTTACCAGTCGTCGGGGCGGCCGGCTTGGCGGACTCGGTCAGGGTAGCCCTGGCCGAATACCCCTTGACCTCGTTGGTAATCTCGCCGGTATCTTCTCGCTTCCTGCACTTGACCGTAATGACCAGCGGAATGTCGTGCAGCTCAATCGAGTCATTCGGCGCAAATACGCCGACCGCACGGCATATCGCCGACAACTCGGCCTTGGCGATGGCGACCGCCGTGGGGTTCGGGTTGTCGAGGTTGAGCCGCGCCCACAGGCGTCGGCCTTTGTGCGGCCCGTCGATGATATCGAAGGTGAGTTGCAAGTAGCTGCCGGAGCCGGACTTCGTGGGCTTCATCTCGCTCTCGGTGATGACGGCGAGGTATTTCCCGGCCGGGATCGGGTCGTAGTCGCCGGTCGGTTCCACGGTGTTGGCGTCGAAACCACGTAGATCAGCCATTGGAAGGCTCCTCAGGTTTGGAGTGATGAGACAGGGCGGCCACAAATGCCGCCCAAGACAGTGGCAGTTCTTCGGTCAATCCGTACCGGTTCTTGGCGACGCACGACGGCCCGCCGACTGTGCGCAGGATACGATCGCCACCGCCCTTGCCGATCGCGTGGGCGATGGTGCGCTTGCGATTGAAGCCGGCGTCCTCGGTCTGCGTGCGAATCTTCCGCGTGGCGAACAGCACGGCGTCGCACCATTCGCTGACGAGCGCGGCGGCGTGCTTGTGCAGGCGCGGCGAGTAGCGATCATAGGCGGGAGATTCGGGATCTTCGAATCGCTCAACTTTCGCGTGGGCGATCAATATGATCGCCATACCGCGCTGGTCACGCAGCAGACTAAGCTGGTCGATGATCTCGCGCCAGTAGGTCAAGGCATGCGTGTAGCCTCGGGCGTAGCCGCCGTCGGCCTTCTCGATGTTCTTTACTCCGTATTCTTGACATACTTGGTCCCAGATTAGCCGCTCGAGCCAGTCGAGCGAATCCAGGACGATCGTCTCGAAGTCGTGCGGCTCCGTCCGCAGTTCGGCGATCGCGTCGATTACGTCTTCGTATGATGTGGCCAGCGGAAACTTGGCGCAGTCGATCTCGTCCAGCCCGTCCTCGGTCGGGATGAACACCGGGTTCGGGGCTTGCGACCCGAACGTGCTCTTGCCGATGCCGGGAGTGCCGTAGACGAGCAGTCGAGGCGGTCGCACGACGCGACCGCGCTGAATCCTATCAAGTATCATTCCGCCCCCTCAAATATGACATGCTTGATGATATACCGCTGTATCGGATGTCGCCCCCGATACAACGCGCCGGCCGTTCCTTTTCTTTTTCCCCCGACGAGCCTGTACAGCTCGTCGAGCTTCTCCTCGGCCTCTTTCCAGAGGCCGAGTTGAGTCGCCAGAAGAGCGGCTTTGAATAACTTCCCCGCTGGCGTGCTGGCGTCATACGACAACACGCCACTATCTGTACACGTAATACTGGCAGCTTCGGCGATGCGTTTTTCTGGACTATCCATTGTTAACTCCCAATATCAGGGTTGACTCGGTCACGCAGGCCGAGGACGCGCTTTAGCGCGCTTAGCCTGACCATTTGCCCGTACTCGTTACTGAGCCACGGGAAGTAGCGAGCCAAATCTTCCCGGCTCATATACGTCTTGTGCCGACCGCACACAGCGGCGCCGGCCGGCATCTCCTGGCCATCGACTACGAGCGCGACTCGTAGTCGCACCAAGCGCCCGGCCGTCTGACGCCGGCCGCAGAGTTTGCAGGTACCGCAGCTGGTCATTGCTGGGTTCCTCCCTGCCCTAGCCGCTCGAGTATCTCGGCACACTGCGACTCGGCCAATGGCCCGATCCGCCACTCGACAAGAATGCGCCCCCCAAGAGCGGCTATCTCTTCGGCTTCTTGGTGGGCTAGCCGATAGCTAGCCCGAATCGTCCCGCACTCCCCGGCCGCCGGTCGGTGGGCGGGCATGCCGTCACGCGATAGCTCGATCTGGTATCGTTTTGGGGCCCAGTATGGATACTTTTTCGGGCCCTGGACCGAAGAAACCCTGACCGTCTTCACCGGGCCATGAGCCCGGATGTACTCGGCCAGCCGCTCTTTTGCCGTGGTAGTAGTCGTGGTCGTGTCCATGTGTTCCCCTTGCTAGTTACGCCGCATCGGCTGCGGCTGCCGTCATCGACCACTCGCCGATGACACTTTTTTTGTAGCGTTCCGGTTGACGGTCGTCAACGGGAAATTTTTGATTTTTTCCGCGCGGCCACGGCCACGCGGGGAATCATCCACCGGCCATGTACTAGCCGTGCCCCAGGGAGCTGCCCTCGCTGGCACAGCACTACCACCCGCTGGCGCGATATGCCGAGATAGGCGGCCGCGCCACGAACACTGACGTATGATTCGAGCAGATCAGCTAGGATGTTTTTTGGCATAGTACTCCTCATTAGACCCGGCTGATGCCGGGGTCATAGCTCACTGAATCACACCGATCCGACGGGACCCAACGTAGTCACCAGCCCGATTGTACGACGTCAACACGACGACTGCGGGTTTGTTCTTAGAGAAATAGTCGTCCGCTCGGAACCGCCGGGCAAGTGTCAGCAGTTCCGCCACCAGCGCCTCGCCCTCCAATTGGGGAGGGCGACCTAGAGGCCGGCGGAACAGCAGGCCGGTACGGCCTAGGACATCGACACCCAGCCCCCCGCTGCAATGCGCGAATTCGATCACGAGCGGTTCGGCCTCCGTCGGCTCTACCGAGTCCCGACGGTTACCAATGATGGCGTCGATAAGGGCATGGTCAGACTGAGGTGCTATCGCCCGGCGCAATCCTCGTGCGTCACCTTCGGCCGTCGGAAGGGTGAGATAGTGCCCATTGGACACGAAGACTGTCACCTCGTTGTCCGCTGCGGCCTCAAGCTCGGAGCGGAGTTGCCAGCAAGCCTCGCTGTGGGCCTTGAGGGCAGCGTCTTCCGCCTTCCGACGGGCAACCCAATACGACGTATCGTTCATGACAACCCCCCTGTAATAGTGTGTGTAAAAGCCCACCCGGGCTACCCACCCGGGCTGTAGCATTCCCGGCAGGGCATACCCTGCCGTGGGCCTAGCGTTAGGCTTTACTCTTCGTCGTCATCTTCGTCGTCGTCATCGTCAAGTAATTGATTGCGGAGGCTGTTTGCGGCGGGGCTGTCGCCATGCTGTACCTCGATTTCAGCGGCTCTGTCTAGAGCCTCGACCACACCGTCGAGGTCACCGCGCTGGTATGCCTCGACCGCTTCATCCAGCAGACTCTCTACTTCTTCTGCGGTGTCACGTACTTCCCGTGCTTTGGCGACGATGGCATCGGCCTCATCGTAAGTGAGTCTCTTATACTTTTTTCGTAGCTTGTCGATCACCTTGTCGTCGTCGTCGTCAAGCCAATCGTATTCAACCGCCCACATAGTCACATCCCCTTCCCTTTTGGTAGGGATGTGCCATCCGTAGCCATAATACCAATCCCTGGCGTCCTCGTGGTCCAAGTCAGCATTGTCGGTAAGCTTCATGGTCTAACCCCCTTAAAAGTAAGTGTGAGTTTCGATAATCATTTTTGTCCTAGCCACTCACCGCTCATCACTCGTCACCGTAGCCGCCGTGATGGCTCCGATCAGTGTGATCGGAGCAGCCAGCCACCAGGCCCCGATCGAGAGGGCCAGGCCGCCAGCCAGGATGCTGCTCACCACCACCACCGCCACTCCCGCCTTGATCATTTGCTTGCTGCCCATCGGATTCTCCTTTCTTTTTCTGCCCGCCACCGCGGCAGGTATGTAATCAATGTAACCTCGGTATTGTCGGCTGTCAACCCCTTGGGTGTTTTTTTCGGATTTTTTTCCAAATTTCGATCGCTAACCTAACCGCTTAACGCATATAGATTTGTGGAGATAGGGTACCGTGGCCACCCACGGCCCAAACTCGCTGAGCGGCGACCTGGTCGGGTCGAGGGCGCGGTAGCCGCCGAGGTGCGTATCGTGGTCGCGTTGGTGCCGGTCCTGTGTGACGACCAGCCAGCGCCAGCGGCCGGCTCGGGTCACATCCTCGAGCCACCGCCGCACCAGGTCCGCCGGCCAGTGGTGCAGCACGTCCTTGAGCATGAGCACATCGCCGGCGGGTAGCTCGGCTACTCTGGTGATGTCACCAGTACGATACTCGACCCGATCCGTACTCGGCGGCAGGACGCGACCCACACAATCGATGCCGATGACATGCATCCCCGAAGCCTCGGCGATCGCTCGGGTCACGCGGCCATCACCGCATCCAGCATCGACTGCCGTCTGCCATCCGCCGACCGCCGCCATCGCCGCAACGATCCGAATATACTCGGTAGCCTCACTGCCCCCGTCACCCCACAGCCCGCAGCGGTAGATGTGGTCGAATACTCGCGCGGGGTCGTCGTCGCGCCGCAGTACGTCCGCTAGCTCGTCCCATACCTCGGCCTCTCGGGGCAGGTGGTAGGCGGGGCCACTGTAGCCCTTGCGCCTGTCTGGGATGTCCTCGATGCGCCAGAGCTTGCCTTGGCACCGATGCACGATCAGATCCTCGCCCGACTGCCGACAGATAAACGCCGGGTGTCGCCAGTCGGCGCGGCCGATCTCGTGATACGGCCAGCCGCCGGCTGCGAGCGCGATCCGCCACTGGTCCTGGTCGCCGAACCCGTGCCGAAAATAGTAATCGCTATGCTGACACAGCCAGTCGGTCGCCATGATAAGCGGCCAAGCGCGTTCTCGGTCGATCCATAGTTGCCCGCCTTGGATCGGCGGCACGCCAGCATCACCGCTTGGCCAGACCATCGGCCACTTGACATGGCTAGCTGTGTTCGGCAAATCGCGCCAAAACACGAACGGGGCACGTTCGAGGATCGCAGCATGCTGCGCCGGGTTCGCTACGCAATAGGCGTCGGCGTCCAAATAGAGCACGCGGCGCAGGTCGCAGTGACGGATGGCGTGCAGCTTGGCCTCCCAGCCTCGTAGGATGCGAGGCTTGGTGCGCTCGGCCCAGTCGAGCGCCGAGACGATGGTCACGTCGAGGCCGCGCACGTCGGCCGGCTCGATCGGCTCCGGGTCAGCTCGATGGCCATGCCAGACCTGAATCGGTCCCTCGTAGCCGAGCCGCCGCAGCATGCGACACCCGACCGCGATACCCGGCCAGTAGCGGCCGCCGCCCACGTAGAGCACGCCGAAGTCGTGGACGTGGCCAGCGTACTCCTCATCCTCAGCCAGGTCGATGACGCGCTCAAGCGCCTCACGATGCGCACGCACGACCAGCGGGCAAGTATGCCAGTTGGACGCTCGGGGCTGTTCGGGTTCAGGTAGCGGGTCGGTCATGGCAGATATACCGCAAGCCCCCATCGAGGGTACACTACGCCCCGACGAGTCGTATCGGACCAGTGCTCGACATACTGAACGGTGGCTACCGACTGCCTCCCGTTAATTGGGCAGTGATAGTGGACTCGGCCACGAACGACCCCGGCTACTATGACCCAATGACCAGCAACGCAGCAGATGACGGGCCGGCTACGTCTAGTCTGATAGCGCAGGTCGTCGCAATCCATTACACCCGCGATGACATGGAGCCCGAGCGACCAAAGCGCGGCCTCGAGAGTATCTGGGCTGGTGCCGTCGATCGGCGTAGACTGACGGCCACGAGGACGGATGCCGTAATACTCACAGACCGCGCGAACCACAGCGTCCCCGCAGTCATGATCGTCCTTTTGCCGGATGTCGGGGATCGGAAGAATCATAGTGGGTTCCCCGCATTCCTCCGCCGAACACATGCTCAGATACCGATTGTAGCGCCAGCAATTCATACGACTTTTTCATTTAGGATTCGCTTGTTTTCCACTTCAAACTGCCCGTCTTTCGTGAGGTGTACAAAAGCGAACCCCATATTCCAGTTGTTGAGCGGGCAATATCTCGGGGCCAACTGGCACAGACACCCGACACTCCAAGCGGCCTCCGATCGGCCGCGAATGTCTCGCTCGTGATGCTCACTGGTGCGGTGCCAGTGGCCGCAGAGCACGACCGAGCGGGCCTTGAGATACAGCCCCCGGGCTGGGTTGACGGGCGTGCTGACCCCGCCGCGATACTCGTGCCCGTGGATCACGTTGAGCCGGCCAAGACGGATGACCCGCCGATCACCGACCCAATCGATACCGAGCTCTTCGCAGTGCAGCAGATCTGGCACCGATAGGCCTTCGAGCCCGAAGATCGCAGGGGCGTTTTTCATGACGTATCGCGTCAATCGCTCCTCATGATTCCCTTCCTTGTAGATGATATGGGCCCGGGGGAATTGTCGCCGCAACCAGTGCAGGAATCGTTCGGCGATTCGCACTTCTTCAACATACCGAAGTGCCCGTGGATCTTTGTCGTGCTCGCTGATCTCGTGGCTATCGAGTATGTCGCCGTTGAGCAACACCCCGTCTACTCGACGACGTACAGCGGCTTCTACGGCAATCTCAATAGCTCGCCGGTCGTGATAGGGAATATGCAGGTCCGATAGGATCAGCCAGGTGCCGCGTGTATCAATGTCATAGGTCGTATATTCCGCGACCAGCGGATCGGGGCATGTGTCGCTAGTGACTCGCCTCTTTCGCCGTGGCATGCCGATTATTCTCCGCCCATCTGGATACACGCGGTCGTGATCTGCTGGCCAACGAATGTACCCGCTTGCAGGGGTGCACTACACACACACCCACCCGTGCAATTGTTCGCGATTTGCACCCAGCTAAATCCGGTCCACTGGTAGGTACAGGTACCGCACCCGCCGCCGCCGCTGGAACCACCACCCGAGCCACCACCACTACTACTGCTGCCACTACCGCCCGATCCACTGCTGCCACTACCGCCTGAGCCCGACCCGCTACCGCCCGAATCACTGCCGCAGTCGGGTACTGCCACCAGGCCCGCATCGGTCTCGTAGTACAGGCCCGTGATTGCCCCCGTGTACGGGTCGCGGGTGAGACATAGCTTGGAGAGGCAATCAGAGCACGGTATCACCCCGCCGCCACTACCACTACCGCCTGAGCCGTCGCCGCTATTCCCCGACCCGCTACCACTACCGCTGCCGCTGCCACTGCCACTACCGATATCGTCGGCGTCGGCCACCTTGACCGCAACCCACCACCCGCTAGTCGCGTCCCAGTACGCCAGTACGACAGCACCCGCATGGCCTAGATCCTGCGGTGATAGCACGCGTATTTGCCGCGTCGGCTTGCGCGGGTATAGCTTGCGGTCACTATGCACGTACATCTCGTCAGCATCGGCATACCACCACTCAGGTGATGCGACGCGAACCGCTGCTGTAGTCGTCTGTGCGACCACGAACGGCAACGGCGGTGTGGCGGTAATGCGTGTACCAGTGACTGACTGAGATATCGTGGTGTGCGTGCCGTCACGAATGCGAGCAGCGAGTATCGCATCTGCTATGCGACCCATGCTTGCCGCTGTGATTGGATCGCCCCGCTTTGGCCGATCAGGATAGTGCATATGATGTCATGTAAACAGATCGCTGAAATTCGCCTTTTCGTATCGGTCTGTATTGTCTGCCAATTTAACTCGCACCCACCCGTCAGCGCCGCGGTACTCGTGATTCCAACCGTATGTATTGGCGCCGCGTTTGATGGCGCGAACCTTGAGGTGCCACGCTACGGACCAAGTCACCTTGGGCGAACCGCCATCGAGTGACCATTGCCAATCAACGTCGTAACTCTCGAACAACACAGTCTCGGCAGGATAGCCGATGAATGCGGCTTGGTTCACCTTGCCGAGCCGATCGGTGAGCTTTGGTAGGTTGATCGTGGCTAAATTGCTCAGCGTGATCACCCAGTCTTGCGACGGAATGACGATACGGCCGACACCGCTATCTTCTTGCGGGATTGCCGCCGATGGAGAGGCCGAAACGTTATCCGCCCAGCGCAGATCGCGTGCCGGAAACAACATGAACTCGCCGCCGCCACGAACCTGCACCTGTACCTGTGCGCCGCCCGGGAATGTTGGCGCGTTCGCCGCATCCGACGGCCACTGGGGCGAGCTGCTATCGACTTCGGCGATATAGACCAGCGTGACACGGGCGTAGGTATACGTCGCCGTCGGCCCGGTGATCGGCCCGAGCGGCTCGACCTTAGCTTGGCGGCACCGACATAGCGGGATCATAGGGTCGAGCGTGCCGATCTGAGAGGCCACCCACGCGGGATGACCTGCCCACGGCACGACCACCTCACGCTCGACGGTGAGCCGCTGGCCCGCTTCAATCGACCACTGCCCACTACCGTGTATTTCTTCAGCCATCACTCAAACCTCGAACCAGCGCCACCCTTGATTTTCAAACCGACATTGAGCGCAAGATTCACGAGCTGCCCAAGGTGTTCGGCGCTATCTTCGGCTGCTTTGGTTTGCCGTTCGGTTAGCTTTTTGATCATGTCCTCTTGACTGCGACGTGCTAAATCCGCGAAGCCGACCATGCCGAATTGCTGGGTAGATTTCTGCTCTTTCGGTGGCTGCCCAAGCAGCTGCTGTTGGGCAATGCGCTGATCGCGCGCCGCAATGCGGAGTCTGAATGCTTCGCGTCGCTGCTCAAGCTCCGTGAGCAGCTGATCGAGGCGTTCCGTGCTTTCTTTGGTATTGGCCTCGACCCACTGCGGCATCTCCTTGATGGTGTTCTTGAAGCCTTCGGTGAGGGGGCGCAGGTTCGGTGCTTTCCAACCCTTGCCGCTGATCCAGTCGGTAACACTTGTCCAGATGCGGCGGATGTTCTCGCCGGCGTTGCGGAACACCGCAACGATAAAATTGCCGATCGTCTCAAAAATTTCACGCCAGTTGTCCCGAACCCATTCGATCACCACGACAATATTTTTCCCGAACGCTCGAGCGCGTTCGACGCTATTCCAGAAAAATAACTTGATCCGTTCCCAAAGAATTTGTAACCGGAGCCGGAATGTCTCGACAAAAAACTGGAACTCCTCGGCCCATCGCTTGATGGTCTGGGCCCACGTTTCGTCACCACCTCGAAGCGAAACGCCGAAGAAACTCATCAAGCTATCGAATGCACCACGGATCATGGAGAATGCTGATTTGGCCGCGTCCCACATCGTATTAAAAAGTGTAACCGCGGTGTCGATCATCGCCGCTATCGTCGGCCGCCACTCGTCCCACAGCTCGCCGAGAGTTTGCGTCACCGAGCCGAGCCCGTCGGCTATACCTGTCTGCGTGGCGATCAGCTCGCCAATCATCAGGATGATATCGCCGATCTTCGTCATCAGCCCGTCGAACGCGCTCGTGATCCGCTTAAGATTTTCGCCGGCCTTCTCGCTGCGGCCCAATGCCACGAGCGCATATACGCCGCCCGCGCCCATCGCGCTTAGAGCAGCAGTCGCCGCAGCGGCAGCGGTCGTGATCGTGCCAATAGCACTAGCTGCTACCCTCACCCCGGAGATGACCGTATCACCCAGTGCACCAAGCAGTCCACTGCGTGCCTGGTCACCTACACTACGTAGCCGCTCACCAAGGGCACGCAGCCCCGCCGTGGCTTGGCCTAGGCCACGCACCCCAACATCGACGTATAGTGCCCCGACCTGCGACACGCTATAGCCTCTGGCGCATCAGTCGTCGTACCGGATCGATCCCAGATAGCACCATCACCTCTTGTACGGTCAGCCCGAGTATCTGTTCGGGCGTCCAGCCATAGCCTTCGGCAAGCCCCCGCACTAGCTCGGGCCAGTCGGGGGCACGGGAGGGCGTGCTCCAGTCGCTCCGGGCGACGGTGGCATCAATGCGGTCATCACCGCCTGATAGCGGTCAAGGTCACAGCCCGCCACCCACTCGGCCGCTTGCTCCAGCGTGCTGATTTCTGCCCGATGATGTCGGTGTAGCATCATCAGGGCCGCCGCCGCAAGCTGCATCTCGATCGGTGACGTGGTCATCAGTGTCTGCAGGTCCGGGTGCCAGTCGCGCTCCAACTCGTAGGCGAGTCGCCAGTATTCGCGGGCTTGTTCCGCTGGTACCATCGCCGCGCACTCGGCGGCCTGACGTAGTGGGTTTCGCGCGACGCGCCTAAGTTCGCGCTCCGCCGCGATCATCGCACCCAGTGTTGGGGCCGTGAGCACGTATTCGCGACCACCTACGACCAGCCGCTCTTCATCTCGACCTAGTGTAGCAGTCAGGCTCACGAGCTGGCCTCCGTCACGGCGCCGACCGCCTCGAAGGTGACAGCAGCGCTCACGGCCTCGCCCGTGTCCACATTCACGGTCACCGTCACGTCCGTGATAATTGCCTGGAATGTGTACGACCTGTCGCCGGTGCCGTCGAAGTCGCCGTGCTTGAGCACCATCGAGGCGATTACACCGCGTGGTGGCGGCGGTGCGTCAAGCTTGATGTTGCAGGTACCGCTGGCGTCCTTCGTTCCGGGCACGCCAGTCTTCCAACCGCCGCTGGCCGAGGTAGCGAACTTCGCCAACTCGACCTTCTGCGACAACGACCAGTCGGTGATCGGATAGGTCACCGAATTGTATGTCAGCGTACCGGTGTTCCCAGATACATAGGGCATGGGTGTACCTCATCACCACAAGTGAAAGTCAAACGTCGCGGTCCCGATGTAGTGTTCGCTGGTCGGGTCGCGGGACAGATCGAGTGAGTGAGCGGCCCAGGTCGCCAGCCGCCGGCTGCCCACCGCCACCGGGCAGAGATGGTCACGGATCGCGTTGGCGATGGCCTCTACATCGTCAGCTGTTGGGGCCTCGATCGTGGCTCGTAGCGTCACCGTGTCGATGGCGGGGCCAGTGGTGCGAGCTTGTTTGGTCCGCGTATACCCGGTCAACGCTATGGCGGGCACAGGCCAGCCGAGGATAGGCTCGCCGATGATCACCCGGGCCGCCGGCACGAGCGCGGTCAGCTGCGGCACCGACCCCCAACGCGTCACGATGTCGGCGAGCAGACTCATGGCGTCACCCTCGCCGCATCGGTTAGCAAGACAGTCACAGCGTCGCGGCACTCATCGAGCGCTCGCGATAGCCACGGCCGCTGGGCGATTCGCCGCGCGCCCGTCTCGAGGTACGCCATGTAGACGCCATTGGTGCGAATGCCGATACGTGCGGCTAGCTCATCGATCTGCCACCAGGTGATCGACGACCGGCCGAAGCCGCTACGCAGCGCTGGTGGTTGGCCAGGTCGCGATGGCACATAGCGTGTGTAGGTGCTACCACGCCGACCCGCCGAGGTATCACGAGTACGCCGACGGGTGAGCCGCTGGGCAGGTGTACTGCACAGCACCCGTGCCCGCGTGTGGATCAGCACAGCCGCCCGCAAGACTGCTGCGTGTACTCGCTGCCGCTGCTGCTGGGCGAGCTGATGGCCGCTCCACCGCACCGTGACGCTCATACCACGCCCCTCGTAATACGGCCTGCCGGTAGCACGTCGGCCAGGTCGTGTCCGTCGGTGCTAGCCAGGATGCGGTTGATTTGCTCGATACGATCGAGATAGTGCTGCTGACTTTGCGGCCAGTTCATGCCCGGGTAGATGGTCTGGTTGGCTAACGCTTGCGCGTAGTTAGTGCGCTCTTGGATCAGCTGTTCGCGCCAGGTCATCAGCAGACCCTCACAGTAGCCCCGCCCGGCCGGGCGTCGTTGAACCTCTCCGCTCCAAGGCGGACCGCCCGCCTTGCTAAAACGCCCGGCCGGGTTTGGCTCATGGCGTCCAGCCCGGTTGACGCACCGGCATCTCGATTGGCTTCACGTCCAAGAAGTCCGTCGGCGCGGCCAGCATGCGGCGGATCACTGTTGGGGATGCGCCCCAGACGTCGCCGACGCCGCCGATGCGAGTCGTGCAGCACACCGGGGAAAGCAACCGGCCTTCGGCATCGGTGATGATCCCGCCGCCGCTGTCACCGTGCGATACGCTCAGGCGGTAGCGCAGCTGGCCGTTCGAGTCTTCGCCGGCCAGCAGTACGCCGGATTCCCGGTTGCCCGGCTTGTCAACCCCGTACCCACCGTGCCAGACCTGCGTCTGGATCGGCGGCACGGCCTCGGCGATGAACGCGAAAGGCAGGTCGTCATAGTGCTCGGTGACCACGATCGCACAGTCAGCCTGGCGATCGATCGCGCTGACACTGCCCTGGAGCGATCGGCCGTCGCGGGTCAGGATCTGCACCGATTCGCCCACTCGCTTGAAGCAGTGGGAAGCGCTGACCAGGTGCCAGCGGCCGTCCGGCCGACGAGGCCCGACGATCGTCCCCGAGCAGTACCCATTCGTCATGATGACCTTTGCGATCGCGTTCCAGGGGTCGGGCTTGGGTTCGGGCTTCGGTTCGGGCTTCGGTTCGGGCAGGGGCAGCAGTGGGCCACGGCCGCAGCCGCCGACATACAGGGCCGTGCCGCCGCCCAGCAGGGTCAGTAGCGCAGTCAGTAGCGCAGTCAGAAATGATCGCCAAGGCTCACGCACGGCACAACCTCCGGAAAATAAAAAGCAAGGCCAGAGCGAGTAGTAGCAAGACGGAGCTGGCCAAGGCCCCGTCCCGCAGACCGACCAGGTATGACGCACGCAAGGCAGACGATTGGGCCAGCGTGGCGGCCTCATCGACCGATTGCGCGGCCCGCTCGACCGCCTTGGCCGAGCGGTCGATGCTCACCATCGTCGCCCGGCCAGTGGTGATCAGGTCACGCAGCGATGCCTCTTCTGGCGTCATGGTGTCACTCCGCCGGGATGAGCGCTCGCAATACCCGCAGCACCAAGTCATCGGCCTTGTTGGGCGAGGCCTTCACGATCTCCTCGAGCGCGGGCGAATGAATGATCGCCCGCAGTACAGGCAGCAGCTCTTTCAAGTCACTTCGTGGCTGGCCGAAGAGTTGGAGCAACCAGGTCGTCATATATCACCCTCATTAGCTCGGTAGGTTACGACCCCAGACACGGGGTTGCACACAGACAGGCACGCCACATTCGGACACGCTATACCGTACCCAGATGTCGTGGGTGTACCGCTGGGATGGACTCTGCTCTTCATTGACCTCGATTGGCCACAGCTGGTAGTAGCGCCAAGCCTGCGTCAGGTCGCCGAAGTACCAGGTGCCGGTTGCGTTGGCCTGTGTCACGCCGGCCGCGATCTGCCGCGAGTAGAGGTGTGGGCTGACCAGTAGTGTGACGCCGGGTGTACCGCCTTGACCACTGTAGGGGTTGCCCGCGACCACCGTATTGCTGCCCGACCCGCTGCGAGTCTCGATCGCATTGAGGATGCGGTAGGCGAGCGACCGCCGCTGCTCAGGCACTAGCATATGCCGCTGTAGCAGTACAGCTGGACCATTCGTACCGGGGATCGTGTTTGCAATCAGCAGATTGATCGCGTCATCCAGGTCGGTCCAGTCAGTCAGCGCGTTGGTGTGGCTGTTGACCCAACGACCGCTTGTCAAGAACAAGTTGCTGGTTACGTCTCCGGTGTCGCCAACCCGCTGCTCGATGACGCAGTTAGGAATCAGCCCCGCCACCATGTCGCAGATCAGGTCTTCCTTCATCCGCGCGATCGCGGCCCCGGCGTCACGAGCCGCTTGGAGCAACGACCCCGTATCGTCCTCCAGGATCGCCTCACGCGTGATCGGCAGCTGAAACCCTTTCTTGCGGGTGGGCAAGTTCTTGATCCGCTCGCCGTAGATACCGAGAATCGGATACTCTTGCGATTCCTGAATATCCCGAGCGTTCTTCCCTTGTTCCAACGGAATCGTCGGGCTGGGAAATTCCGAACGTCGCTTACGGCCCTCAACGACCGGCAGCACCTGAGACAGCACAGTATCTGGTAATCGTGCGCCTTCCATGACCGCAGCATCCACTATACGCTGCGAGACGAGGCGAAACGCACTAGTACTGATTGCTCCAGTCGCTTCAAGCAGTCGCATGGAATCGGAGCGGGCCTCAAGCGCTCGCAAGCCATCCCAGCCAATCGAACCACCGGCAGCCTCGATAAGATTGCAAGCTAAGTCGCGGAGGCTGAATTCGTGCGGGCGAATATGACCTGCACGAAGCCCCTCGGTGAGATCGGCAAGCGTGCGGTGAGAGTCTAGCCGCCAATCTCGCACTAGGCGTGATGCCTGAATCATGGGTTAAGTCCTCTCATGGAATCGAGTCAGAAGGCGGACACGCACTGTAGTTTCGTTCACGCGGATTGTACGGCCCACTGCGTGTGCAGCGGTCGTATTAGCTTCAAGAGTCTGATCGTAAGGGCTACCGCTGTTGTCGGCCACGCGGACCAAGCCGAGCGTCACTGGTGCAGTGCCTGTGAACGGAAACGCAAAGTCACCGCTGGTAGCGACCGGGACTAGGCCCGTGTCGCCATCGTCGCGGTCGGCCATTGCTACACCGACACAGTTTGTGCCAACGATGTTGGCGCGGGCGTTATGATCAATACCAGTCGCTTTGCTGGCTGGCCGTACCGCCGAGTCACTGCTCGACCACCAGAGGATGTCACCTACCTTAATCACATCTGTGCTAACTTTGGGCAAGTCAACAATATTTGGATCGCCGCGTTCGAGTCGCAATGCGCTCATAATTAAATCCTCCAGTTAGCCAGACGGTCTTTGATGTCGCCGTTCGTGGCGGGCCAGGTGCTTGTGCTCATCGGTTGAGCAATGAGGCGCTGCACGTCCTCGATTAGCGCAGCCCGGCGTTGTGGGCTGCGCTCACGACGGATCGCCTCGCGGATTCGCGGCGGCACTCGCGCTGGGTCGAGCTTGGCCTCGGCCATCTGCTGGTCGGCCTGTTCAGCCGTCGTGTACTCATCGAGCTTGGCCTTGAGCGCTTCGAGTTGGGCCTTTAGGTCGCCCATCGGCGTAGCGATCTCCTGCTGAATCTGCTTGCGCAGCTCGTCCAGCAGATCAGGCCGTTTTGCCTGGAGATCCTCGAGCGTCAATGACTGGTACAGCGCTTCGAGTGGGTCGGTCGTTGAGGCGGCGGCGTCGGGGGCCGGCGCCGGATCTTGTTCGCGTAGCCTGGATGGCATAGACATATCCTCGAAAAGGGAACGAGTCGTCGCCGGTTCGGCGACCAGGTCAACAGATCGCACAGACTCAATGGCTTCGACGATGGCTTGTCCATCGCGGGTCACGATGCGGCCTTCGGCGTCGTGCGACAGGCCGACGGCGGCGGGGTGATGCTCGGCGTCCCAGAGGAGCTGAGCGGCGGCGGGGTGTGCGGGGTTGATGTGCAGGTCGGCGCGCAGGCCGCCGTCGCGGTGTTGCACGCTGGTCAGCCGACCGATCTTGTCGCGATAGCTGCGTCGGCCTTCGGGCTGGTGGTCGATGTAGACGGGTACGCCCTCGTACAGCTTGGCCGCTGCACTCATGGCGTCGGTGGTGTACGTCCGGCCGTTCGCGGAGTGTGAGCCCAGGACGAGGACATCGCGAATGACGCCGGCCTCGCGATCAATTCGCGAGCGGGTAGTTAGGGCGGAAATGTACTCAACAAAACGCATAGCGGGATGCCCGCCGATGGCTAGTGCATCCCGCTATTCTCTTCCAACCGCTTGCTTCAATTCGGCCGCGGCACGGACGCCGTGGGAAACGTCATCTATCTAAATATATCGCCGTGGCTGGTTTTGGTTCAAGTGAACCACTAGGCAAAATATTTAGTGTCTCCGGGTCAACGACGACTATATGATCACGCCAGTCGCGGCGGTTAACGCGCTCAATAAAATGCGCTCGATACACCCAGTTCGGAGTGGTCGGGATTGGCGGCAAGTCGTCGTCGCTGAAGACAACGTCGCCGTCACCACGAATGTGCGGCGCTAAAGGGGCCAGGAAAGTTGTCATTTGCTGCACCTTGTCGGCCACGGCCAGAGCCGCAGCGTAGACGTAGGCGGCTGGTTCGTTGACCTCAGGGTAGCCGTCTAAAAGATGGGGCTGCTGTAGCCGCCAAACGATTGATACTTCCTCGGGGATTGTTCCCGCCAAAGGATATACCATGTCGATCACGCGCAACTGATGCGGATCGCCACCGGGCCAAAAACAAATGTAGACTAGGTCATTACTGTCTTCAATCCAGGCCCTGGGTCGCTTCCCCATCGGCGGCGGCACTTCTCGTGGTATTTCGATCGTCATCATCTGCTGGATAAGATCTACCGCAGTTCTCTCATACCTTTGATCCATAGCTCAAGCCCTTTGGGGTCTCCGAATGCTGCTAATGCCGGGTTGGCGATTAGCTGCTCGCCCATGGTCGTTATGAATTCCACTCCCTCGTTGTCACCAAAGCCCTTCTGCTGATAATAGTATAGCCCGGGAGTGTCATCTTTCCGCAAGCGGAAAACATCGCCGTCTACTATCTTGATCCGCTGGCTAAGCATCGTCTTGGCATACGTTTCGCCAAAGCCAAAGCGCCCACCTGAGTATAGGTAGTCCACTCTATGCAGCAGCTCGTGCACGATACGATGTACCGGCATATTGGGCCGGATAAATATTTCATCGGTACGTGGCTGATAGTACCCTTGATTTTGGTTGATGTATACTCGTACAGGCTTCAATTCGCGGTCGGGCACCACCCAGCGGACCCACTCGATGGCCGCATCCAAGCGTTGCCGCAAATCGTCGGGTAACGTTTGGCGCGCTACATATGTCATCGGTCGTGCTGGTTCCGGTCGTCGGATTATCCGCCAGATTGCGTCGCGAAGCACGTCATGCGAGACCTGTGGCGAGTATGCGGCCGCCTGGGCCCAGGCTGCTACGGCTTGCTGGATGGCCTGTACAGTTTTTTGCGGCGACGGTTGGCCGCGGCCTTTCTGGGCAGCCGGCACACGGCGGGCGATATAATCGCGGGCTTGCTCGGGCGTCAGATCCTTCGGCAGATCAGCACGCGCTAGCACGCGCTGGGCGATACCGGCACCCAGTGCCGATTGTGGCGATACGGGCGCTTGCACCGGCGAATCAATCGCAAACTGCTGGAAATAGCGTCCGGTCAGGACCGCCGCTCGATGGTCGTATGCAAATCTCATGGAGTCGCCATCGCTTTTCTCGCCTTTGATTTTCTTGACTGATCTTAGGCTCCCGTCTTTGTTGAAGGCTAACCATGGATCCACGCCACCGTACTGACTTAAGATCGCGTCGTACCGTTGGGCGCCGATCATTCGGCGGCGTGTCCGTACAT